GTACCAAACTCAGAATCGTAGAATAAAAGAGCCGCATCTTCATATTTGTCCAAATAAGATTTTGCCATCAATAAACTAAACGCAGTCTTAAAGTGTTTTGATGGACCTGCCCACATTGTAAGACCTGGTGTTAAACCACCATCTAATTTGCCACTCAATGCCACATTGATAATTGGCACAGAAGTAGGAATCATATCCTTGTCAGTAAAGAATTTTGATTTCGACAAAATGGCCGAATCTTTAATACTACTATTCTTTTTAATTTTATCTAATATACTCATGTTTCATCCTTTAAAAGTCACCGCCATCTACATTCTTTTCTTTAAAAGCAAATTCAGCATTATAATCATACTTAGGTTCTAGTTTTTTTTTAGGTGGTTCTTCAACCACTTCATGATGTTCTGAATAGATTCCAGGACCATGCACTTCAACTCTCTTAATAGTTTGACCTGTAAATGGATCCACAGGTTCAGGTATCTTAATTGGTTCTACCGGTTCTTCTTCAATCTCAGCAATATTTTCTTTATCAACTTTAACCTTATCATCTTCTTCAGGCTTAGGTTCTTCAGGTTCTTTTTTTGGTACAAATACAGGAATATCATTTGGTGTTAAACCGGTAATTTCACCATTTTTAACAATAGGTTTACCAGGTTCTTTTTCCTGTTTCATACTCATATTTGCTGCTATCAATAATAACACAGCTAGCGGGTCAAATACAACCATAATTAACATGATTACCAATCTTACTGCTTTGTCGATGGCATTATCATCATCACTACCATAAATCATATCACCAACATACTTGATAGGACCAACTTCTGCCACAAGTTTATTGGATTCTTTTAGTAATGGCAACTTCTTTTTGGTAATTTCATTCAACTCTTTTTGTGTATCTTGAATTTGTTTATCCAAACGATTACTTGCCGTTGATGGATCCTTGGCACGAGCAAGTAAATAATCTAATCTTTCTTTGGCAATCTTTTCTTGTGTATTAAGGGTTTTAACTTCTACATTATTGGCGCCCGCATCAAGTGTCGAATCAATATGTGCTTTAGAAAGATAACCAAAAATACCCATTGAAGTAATGAGCATCAAAATAACAACAGCAGTTGTCAAATATGACTTTAATAAAAAGGGACAGTTCTTCCAATTACGATATAACCATGATGTAGTAACCAGTTTACTGGCTTCAAGAACTGAACCCATAAAGACGATTGGCCAAAATGCGCCGGTAAAGATTGCAGCCAATCCAATGACTGAATAATATGCTGCAATACCTGATAGTGCTAATGCGCATAGTAATGTTAAGTATATCATGAGAAAAATCCTTCTAGTGTGCTAGTTTTTTCTGTTGTCCACTTCATGCAATCTAAAATAACTTTAATCGGTTCAATAAATGCCTTTTCAAATTGAACATCGTAATCAATATAATCATGTAGGCCAAATTCTTTTGGTAAACTATTGGGGAAAGATATCACAGTATCTTTAAAAGGATTTGGCATTTTGAGATAACTATACTTCAGTTTCTCGCCTTCTTGAATGAGTGGGTATTTCTTGGTTAAACCTTTTTCTTTTAGATAGTGATTATAGAGAATGGCACCTTTAACATGAATTGGTGTGCCTTTCTCATATAACGACAATGTGCTAGTATATTTAGATAATCCGTTACAACCTCTAGGTGAGGAGATTTCTTCTGGAGGCAGTCCTTTAAACTCTTTTCTAAAATCAGCAATAAATTTTTGCACATCTTCTTCTGTGCCATTTACCATGAGTTTAATAAGTTCTTTCATCTTCTCACGAATGACCGATGGGGTGGAAGATTTGACCATCTCTAAACCCATCACTTTGAGTTGCGGTTCTTTGTATTGAACTCCTTCATTATTATACACATTGAGAATGTAACGCTTCTTGGCAGTCCAGATTCCTTTATCTGACAATCCTTCACGTTTCATTTCCATTTTTTGAGAATACGCACACACATAGTCTGCCAACTCTTTATAACTCTTGTCAATAAAAGGTTGAATTTTATCCTCACATATACGGTCCATGATGGAGATAACTTTTGAAGTTTCAGTTGGTGTTTTAACAATGCTATCAACCAATGGACCAAGGTTGAGGTAAATTGAATCAGTATCGGACGCAATAACATAATCTTTCTTACTTTTTAATAATTTGTTCATCCAATTGTTAAGCTTTGCTTCAATCCAACGAATACTTAATTGTCCAGAAGTAGTAACACCAAGGGCCATACGTAAATCATAAAAACGGAAATATTGAGAACCGAGAGCGCCATAAGCAGAATTAAGACCAACTTTCTTGGCGAGTTGGATGTTATTGTATTTGGCAATTCGTTTTTCAATTTCATATTTTTTGGATTCATCAGTTTCATTTTCATATTCCTGTTTTGCTTGAAGCATCAATTTTTTAAACTTTTTTCGGTCAGTATACATTTCTTCCATCATTCTTGGTAAGAAACCTTGAATGTCGGTACGAAAGAATTGACCGTTGGGAGTTATTGTTGCACCTTTGAGTTTAGATGTGTCTACCGATTTGCTCAATAGTTTATCAACAGAAACACCATTGGAAAGAATCTCACGCATTTCATCTGTATAGTTTTCTGGTTCAATCAATGTTTCAGGACTTATATTGAATTGCATCATGAGATGGGGGTAAAGTGAATTTAGGTCAAAACTAGCAACCCAATCATGCTTGCCCACTTGCACTTCTTTAACATATGCGCCTTCAAACATTCCATCTTTTAATTTAATCACTTTTGGTGGAACAATAATGCCTTTCTCAAACAGATAAGCATAAGTCAAAGAATCCCACATACGAGTTTGAGCAAAGACATCTTCAAAGTTTGTTTTAGTATCATATGCCAAAGTTACTGCCAGTTCAAGCAGTTTCAACTTTTCTTCTAGCTTGAAAATCAATTCAACGTCTTTGATATTATACTCAATAAACTTTTGAAAGTTCAAACGGTAAAGAGAATGTAAGTTATCATATTCATCATAAGAGATTTTGCCTTCACCCAATTCAACATTGGCAATAGCATCCAAACGATAACTCTCTTGTGACTTTCCACCGGGAGCATACCATTTGTATAGTTCAATATAATCAAGTGATTCAATACCCATCAAGTTATAGGCAATCATTTCACGGCCATTGATAACTGTTTTACGTTCACCAATATAATTCCATGGCGACAATTTCTTGGCTTCATCTTCACCAAGAATTTTACGAAAACGATTAATCAAATATGGTTCATCAAAGAACTTTGTATTCCAACCAGTCAGAATATCAGGATAATTATCTTTCCAAAACGCCATGAATTGTTTACAAAGAGAATATTCATCTTTACATTTAACATAAATCTCATTACCTTGAACTTCATAATCACCACAAGCAAATACAAATGCCGATTTACCAAAATTCATAAACTTCACGCAGATTGCTGTGATAGGTTCATTTGCTTTATATGGGTCAGGAAATCCATTCTCTGAACCAACTTCAATATCGACTACGACAATTTGAATCTTATCAAAGTCATAGTCAACCATACCTGTATGTTGGTCGGCAATAAACGCATATTCAAAGCGAGTTTGGCCATAAATCTTAGGACCATTTGATACGCCATCAAATTGTTTGATATAGTCACGTGCATCGTTGATTCGACCAAAGATTTTCTGGTCAAGATAATCACCTTCTAGTGAAGTAAAGTTGGTGATTTTTTTGGATGGAATATAGAGAGAAGGAGAATATTCAATCTTCTCCTTTACTCTTTTACCATTTTGAATACCTCGATAAAGTATATTGTTACCGAAAGACTGCACATTAGTATAGAAATTCAATTTAACCTGTAATGATTTTTGGGGTTGGAGGAACAATCAAACCAGCACCAAAGAGTTGCTCATAGTGTTTGGTGAACTCTTCCGCTGGTGTATAGGAGTATACTACATTCCGCTTAGAAATTACAAGCGTGGCACCAGAAACTTGTTCGGCATGAATAGGAAATGGTGAGAAACCAACGTTTGGTTGACCATCTTTACCACGAATTACTGTGATACCTACTGTATTTAGGAGTACAAATTCAGTTTCCGATTCAGATTCGATTTCGGCAACTACATCTTCTCCAGTAATTAATTTAAGACCTTTGATATTCATATTCTCTCCTTGGATAAATAACTTAGTATTGATACTTATACTAATGATTAATTGATTATATAACATTAACCAATTAAAGTCAATAGTAAAATGGATTTTTTTAAGATAGTTGCCGAATTAGGATTCCCTATGGCTGCCGCTTTTGCAGCTGGGTATTTCGTATTCCTAACTCTTAAATTCATTCTGGCTGGTGTTACTGGCCAAGTCAAAAGTCTGAGCGGTATTATTACCGCCTTGGACAATCGTGTTAAAACAATGAACCATGATGTTATCAGAATTGATACCCTAATGTCGAGCGCTATGGGTGTTAAACCTGATGTTGACCGTATTGCACGAGCAGACGGTAAAAATGACGCAAGGAGAGATTA